TAAATCTTCTACTTGTAATTTAAATGTTTGCATTCATTTCCTTTAAACAAGGGGAAGGAAGTAATATCCCTCCCCTTGTTGTCATTGTTTTACGAAGCATCTACCGTTGCTTTTGTTGAACCATTACATAACCAGTAAGTGCCATCACAAGTAATCTCAATCGTATCATTAATTGCGCCAGTATTTAATGTTAGCGATGAGACTGTTTCGTGTATGTCTCTACCAGTATTTGTTGCATGGTCGGTACCATAGCTGCCATGATAGTATATTTTACTTGCACCGCCGCTTACCACATGCTCACTATCATCCCCTGATATAACTTTACAGGAGAATCCTTTGTAATCATTTGATATAGTAGGTAGTGTAACTGTTATTGCAGACCCAGACAAAACAAATGTTTTGCCAGTATCCGCATTACCAATACTAAAGGCTGCTGTTTTGCTTTCGACAGATGCCGTTGTTCCGCCAATATATGGTCTAGCCATTTGAACCTCCCTTAATCTGTTATCTTAAATAACTTATGAGATTCAATTAAGGTTATACCAATACCTTCATCAGACATATACTGGTCTTTAACACCATCAAACGCATTATCAGTTTTGATATTTGTTTGATATACAGGTGGTCTATATACAGCATGGAAAAGATTTTCCTCTGATATAACCATCATATATTTGTTATAAGGACCACGTAAGACTGGTGTAGGGATCAACATAAGAACTCCATGAGGAGTTTCTAGTTGACGGTAATTAAAGCCCATGCTACTACGTTCTGATGAACCCATGTTTACAGTCCAACCTGAGTTGCCTGCAAAACCTGAAGCGCCTTCCATCTTAGACCAGTAGCTCATAGCTCCCATTCCACAGAAAGCCATTTTCATGCCTTGCTCTGGAACATATTGGAACACTTTTTCCATATCATCTACAAAGTTACTATAACTGTAAGTTGCTTCAGATACAGTGAATACATTCTGATCATCGCCTGAATCAGCACCGTAATCATTTAACGCAGTAATAATACCTTTCGTTGTACGAACTTTATTACCATTTGCATCGGTGATACCGCCATCTGAGAATGATTCATCAGAAGCACCATCACGTGAATCAGCAAGACCAGTTCCATAAGGAGAGTCACCAAATAAGAATGCTCTTTCCTTTTGAATCTTATGTTCTTGTGATTTTTGTAAACGTAATCTAGCTAACTCAGAAGACTCACCACGAAGTGCTGCTGCCTCAAGGGTACCAGTAATTTGTAATGGAGTTTTAAAGATCTGAGTTGAGTTATAGACTACCTTTAATTCGTCTGCCCATGCATCGGGAGCTTCTGTTCCCTCACCATGTGCATTACCGACTACAATAAAGACATCATCGTCTGCTGCATCTATAGCTGCTGCGCCAATATTTTTATATTTAAGCGTAGAAGCAGAAGATGCTTCTGTAATCACAACGTGACCTCTAAGTGTTGCTTTGGTTGAATCCCAAACTTCACACTCTAAGCCTACCCAAGAACCATCAACTGAACTTGATAATCCAACGATTCCGTCAACTGCTAAAGCGGAAGCAAGTTCTGCTGTAGTAGCTACACTAGCTGGATTAGCTGCTGCTGAAAATTCCTGTTTTTGCCAGGGGTTACGATGTTCAAACATTTTAAATAGTGGATCAGCTGGTGTACGCTGTTCCTGATTAGCCACAACCGTTGTAAACGGTGTTACATCAGTCCATAGTTCTTTAACAACTTGTGGGCTGATGTAGAAATCTCGCCGATCAGTATACAGGACACCTGAGCCACTAAGGTTTTTTGCTGTTGCCGCCATTTTTAACCTTTACTTTTTTATTTTGCTCTGTTGAAGTAAAGCTGCATTAAACAAGTCATTGTCATTAGGAACGGGCTGGCTTACTCCAGTTTCCACACTAGGTGTTCTGGGTACGCTTAAAGCCTGTTGCGTCTGAGCATATTCTTGTTTCTTCTGTTGCGCATTTACTTGTTGTGGTGTTGGAGCGTTCTGTATATCGAATAATCTAGCTAGAACATCAAGAGTTACATTGTTGGGATTAGTAGCCCATCCGATAAAATCGGCAGCTTTCATATCATCCCATCCATATGATGATTTTACTTGATTGTATGCCTGGTTTTGCATAGTCGCTTCTTGCTGCTGTGCAGCCATGTGCTGTTGTTGCTCAACACGTGCATATTCAACCTGTTTTAAATAATCATAACGTGCATCTTGAAATGCTTCTTTATCTAGTCGATATTTAAAAGAATCGCTCTCTGGATCGTTATAGGCATCGACCTCATTATAGGTCATTGGTCTATCTGGTGCAGTAGGCTCCTTCAATGGATCAACCTGTGGCTGTGGTTGGGTTCCGTTGGAGACTGACGCTTGTTGCATTTGCCCTACAGCTCTTTTGTATAAATCAAGCTCTTGTGCCATGCTTTGTGCATCATTCTTAGCCTTATCAGCTTGCGATTGCCAATATGCCATTCTATTTGGATCTTCTTTTGCAGATACTTCTTGTACCTCAGCAACTTCACTGCCCTGCTCAGTTTGAGGTTGTTCTGAGCTTTCGCTCATTATTGGTGTTTGCGTAATTGTAGGTTCGGGAGCAACTGTATCTGCGCTTGGCTCATCGTATAAAAATGAACCGCTTTCTGGTTGTGCTTCTTGAACTTCAGCATTACTTTGGTTTTCCATTATTCCTCCAATGGTATTATTTCATCGTTTGTAGCTTCTTGCCCAGCAACGACATTTTTGACTTTCTTAAGCTCATCTTCAGTACGTGCTGCATAAAGCTTGGTAGCCATATCAGCTCTGTTAGAGGATTGCTCAAGATCAGCCTTGAACTTTTCAACTTCGACACGTTGACGTGCATGGATCAGCTCACGTCTAGCTGTTTGTAGGTCACCCTGCAAATCTTTAATCTGTTCTTGTTGACCTTCTACTTGATTCATAAGTTGAGACAGTTTAGATGAACGATTCAATACGTCTTCTACATTTGCCACTTCTGTTTGTTTAAGTACTTCTATTTGGTCAATAATACCAGATTTATAGAGTTCCATAAAATACTCAAATCTAGCGTATCTATTGGATGGGAGGGTGGACCCAGAAACTACTAACACATCATATTTACCAACTGTCACGTCATTTAGCTTACCTAAAAAATCGCCAGAGATCTGGTCGTAGATAGGCTCGTTTATTTTTATTTCTTTTGGCTTGTGATTGGGTTGAAGTAGTCTCATTACTTTCATAGTGGTGTAGGTTGCTTGTATAAGACCAACCACTACTTTCGCAACCTGATTAATACCTTCTTCGATATCATCACGTTTCGATTTAATTCTTCTTTGTCCATATTCATCGATTGCCAACGTACCTTTATAGGTTTGTGGCATAGCCGATGGATCTCCTTGCATTAACGCATAAATACCTAATATTCTCTCAATATCTGCTTTAGCATCTGATTCATTCTTATATAATTCATTAGGTAAGGGGATTGGTCCAGCTACAATAGGTTGTCCTAGCTCTGGATCGAATTCTATAACTGCTGTTCCTGCTCTACCCCATTCTTCCTCTAACTGTTTTTTATTCATAGATCCACGCGGAATAAGGAGTTTTACATTCGTTGAAGAGGATGCATGCGCTACAATCAAGGATCTAATCTTATTAATATATGATTGTAATCCTTTTACCATACGTACGTCACTCATTGGATAAGGATTTCTGTTATGGCTATTCATTATAGTTACGATTGGGTATTCCTCAATAGGTAAAGCATGAATAAATAGTAACTCACCTCCTACGGTCACCACTTGCTTTATCCTGGTCAATTCTATTTCGTTTAAGAGAATAGTTCCTTCTTCAATAAGCTCTGCAAAGGTTACTTCTTCTATAATAGTAGTACTACCTGGAAGAGCAGCAGGAGTTTCTTCTCCCTGCATCATAACCTGCTCTTGAGTAACTGGATTAATCATTAAATGAAATACATTACCATACTCTTTTTGAATCTTTTTATAATTCTCTACTTCATTATCATCTGTTACAACGCGTTCATCCTTCTGATTAAACACTCTAAACCCTGTCTTTTGAGTATATTCTTCATACTCTTCTCTATTTAATATCTTCTCTAGGTTTAATTGTGGATCGAATGTGCGATAATGAGGTACTCTTATCTTAGAGAATCTCTCAATTACCTCTAATTCTCTGTCATTTTTAGAATTAATACGCTGGGCGTTGATGTCTTCCTTACTTACAACCTGATCTTCAAGTCCATAACCGATAGTTTCTGTCTGAGGAGCTACAGTCTTTTCGGTGGCTCTACTGATTATATCCTCTAAATCTGGATACAAGGAGATAAGTTGTGTCTCAGAATAGAGTTTTGATACGATTATATTACTCGCATCTCTAGAGTAAGCATCTTGGGAGGAGGGATCTATATATACATCAAGTGGATCAATCGCCTGAATGAATACATCACCTTTGCCAAAATCAGCTTGGGGATCATGGTGGACCATAAAACAACCCATACCTTTGACATAATAGTCGTCAACCACTTCTTTTAGCTCGGTATTTCCCTTTGAGTTCTCCCACACCCAGCTCATTAAATCTGAAAATATTTGACCTGTCTTTACATCGCTACCTTCTCTGCCAGTCGATTGAAATCGAGGTGAATTAGCAGTAAGCATAGCTTTTGCCTGTTCAACTGCTGGATATACAACATTAACAACTAAAGGCTCTTGCGCTCTCTTACGCAACGCATCTATTTGTTCTTTTGTCCACTGCGTACCATTTCTGAACTCATTGTCCTCTGTGGCTTGTCTAGCCCACTTAGTACGTATTGAAGAGTACTCGGTAAGCAGCTCTTCTGAAATTTTTACTTCTGGATTTATTTCTGGCATAGTTTATGGTCCTCGGAAATTAGACATAACTCTATATTAAAAGTTTCAAGAAAGTAACCAATCCTTTGGTTTTTCTTCCGCTTTTTCGTAAGAGTGATGCTTTTGATCTTTCCCACGTAAGTGTGTAGGGGGATAATTGTTCTTAATTGCATAATATAACCCATCTAAGAGATCATCATGCTTTCCTCTGGGAAACATTAGTAATTCATCTTTTAATTCCACCATGTCTTCGAGGATATGCATCTTCTTCTGGGCAAACCAGGGCTGCATTGTTTCCAATCTAGAAGACTTATTAGTTCTAGGAACCTCTTTTATCTCTAATCCTGGGATGAATAACCCTAACTCATCTGCCTTAGATCTAAGATAATCCCGTAACATCTCCTGATATCCTACAGATTCTACCCTAGTTTTCACAGGTTTGTACCTTTTGAAGTATTCTATGATAGTATCTGCAAGGTTCATGGGCGTAGAGCGTTTTCGGTAGTAGGGTAAGACGTACTTGTTGTTCTTTGCATCAACAGCTACAGACACAATAGTAGAGTAGTCTGCGTGTTTTTTGATTGAACTTGCGGGATCTACGCCCATAAATATGTTTACAGGCTCTAATCTGCCTGAAGCGAACTCCATATAGGACTCATCTTCAATCCATTTAATCTTTCCATCGTAGGTTTGTATATACTTTTCTTTGAACATTTGCTCTTCATCGCCAATAATTTCACACTGATACTCACGATAAAAGGATGAAACCCTACCAATAGACTCTAATGAACGCTTTTCAGCCTCTAATTTTTCCTTTGACCACATCTCTTGCCATAATGCAGTACCATCATCCTGTAATGCTTTATATCTTCTGGATACCCATCCATCTGTTTGCATCAATGTTTCTACCATACAGCGCTGATGCTGCGGTGTACCAATCACTGCAAGCCTTCCACGCTTAGCATCTAGAGCAGGTGACATTGATTGTAGCAACCATTTTAGATTAAACTCCATCGCTTCCGATGTTTTGGTATTATTCATATCCTCTGGATCGTCTAATACCACTAACGTTGGGCGCTGATTACCATGTTTTAATCCCACCACCTGCTGACCTGTACCTCTGCACATGATCATAGTATCATCTTTTAGTATAATCTCAGTTCTTGACCAGGTACGAGATGTATGTTGCCCCCAATACCCATAAACACTACGAAGTTCCATACTATATTCAAGTGCATTCTTGATTGTTTGCAGCAATCGAACAGCATGACCTTCTGTTTTGGAAGATAATACTACAAACTTTGTACCTTTTTGTGTTAGTATATGCCATATAGGGAAGACACATGCAACCAGTGAAGACTTAGCGTGACCACGTGGAGCGATAATATTTAGCTTATTAATCGATATGTCTTCTAATAACTCAGCTATTTCGTAATGAAATTCAGGAGAGCTGCTAGAAAACATATTAGGAAAGCATATCTTTCCAAATAATATAATATCCTTAGCGAGTTTCTCTTTGACTGTGCTTATGCTGCTCAAAACAAGATTCCGTACTTCTTCTTGTCGTAGTTTGACATATCCTTAGTACATTTAGGTAGATTTTTAACTTTAGAACCTTCCAAAGTACTGTTAATGATGCCACAATGTAAATTCCCTCTATAGATAGCTGCGAACCCACATGACTTGTTATCTTTTAATGGACAAGGCTTAAACACTAATAACAAGCACTTGGGGGTAGTTTGTCCTCATCCTTTAATCTTTTAATAAGATCATTAAGATACCATTTAGCTTTTTCTAGGTCTTTTACGGTATTGCCTTTAAATGGGCATCTGACAATGTATTTAATTATATTACCCCTAAACCAATCCATCTGCCAGGATGAAATAAAGTCTGTAACCTCTATTCCTTTCGTATAATGATCTGGATGGTTTACATCATCATTCATCAGTAACCTCTTCTGTCTTTCTTGATGCAACCATCTTCTTTTCCTCTGTCTCAATCTGATCCATTATCTGATTAGACATATCTATCTGCAACGTGTCTGTTGTAATCTTTTTATTTGGCTTCATTTCCAACATATCCACAAAATTCTCTGCTGCACGCAGCATACCAGACACATCTTGCTTCTGTTCTGCAATCGCTATTGCTTTCATAATGGTATCTAGCACAAATCCTTTATCGATCCCCTTAGATGCCATTATTTCCTTTAATTTTTCCTCTATCATGCCTTTTATAACCTCTTGTTTAAATAATCTTCTAACTGTAGCTGCTGGAGTCTTCTGATCTGGGCGATATATAGATCCCAGCTGATCCCAGTCCACTCTCTTCCCCTCCATTACTTGACCAACGTACGCATTTACTGTATTCTTGGTCCTATTCTTCTTAGATTCTCTCTCCTGCCATGATTTAGGCTTTACCATAGAGTAAATCCCCGCATCCCTGTTAGGTTCGTACAGTAATCTGGAAGATCCAGTAACCCATTGTACTCCACAGGTAAGTTTTACAATGGTTTTAACCCTACCCTGTGCATCTGTGTAGTTGTTTCTGGATAAACACTTACCAACGTACCCATCGTCAGTAGCCGCCCAACACCCCTCGGTTGCTTCTTTCCAGTATACGTACTCTTCAGGAGCCTCATCTTTAAGATATACAGTGAATTCCTGGGTTTTCCCTGCTATCTTACGTTGAATCGTTTCCATTAGGTGTGTGGATTATAATGTATTACATAAGTAATACATATATAAGTTAATATAACACTACTAAGTAATACATTACCTAAGTAATGAAATACTTCAATCGAGTTTCTGGAAGTCTTCTGATAAGTGTTGTTTAATAATTGCATTGATTATCTCCTGTTCTGCTTTATACGCAGCGTAATCATGTAGGTATAACTCAAATGCAGCATCGACCTCGTCTTGTGACGTCTCTTTATCCTCAAATTTCCCTGTCATTGGATCAAATACTTCATATATTACCTTTTTAGCCATAAAAACACAGTACAATTTAACGATTCATATTTGTTTTAAACAATACAGGAGTGATGAAGTTCCAAAAAATGGTTTACAGTGTGTGTGGGAGAAGTTCTCCTTACCCATACCCCTACGTTTTGGGGTTGGCGTTAGTGATTAGGTTGAACTTTTGGATTGAGTTACATCTTACATTGTAACGCCTTTGTATGCTTATCGGTGGATACTGTCCTTAAACCATGCCCATAAGACTAACGCTAAGAAGGTGTAGTAGATATACTATACCTTCTTTCTTTTTGGGCTATGGGTCTTAACAGACACAAAGCCTACGCCTTTATATGAAGTTCAATCAACTAATAGGAGAACGATATGAATATACTTAAGTCTATATTAACTGATACCTTATACGTAGGCCTTGGCACTACTATCCTTGCTACACGTACTGTAGTAAAGGTAGCCAAGACCTGTCGTGAAGAAGGTAAGAGGGTCTATCTTAATCGTACTGCACCAGGATGGAAAAGCAGAGAGATAGATGATGCATTATATAATGACATTAGTAGTACTGTCTAAGTAATGAATCCCTACATTAACAAGGTGTGACATTCGTGTTACGCCTTGTTATGTATTAACTATTAACTAACATAAGAGGTATTATTAT